AAGCCAGATGGCAAGGCTGGTATTGCAAGAGCGGTCAAGAGAAAAAGAAGAAAAGATCCAAACCCTGACCGCAAAGGTAAAGCCAAAAACGTCAAAAATAAAACTTAAAAGGCACATACAATGAGAGATTTAATTAACATTCTAGAAGCCATAGACACTGGCTGCCCTGAGCCAACACAAGATCTTGAACTCAATACAAAAAACCGTAATGAAGCAATTCAAGCGGAACATATAAAGTATGGACCACTAAATGTAGACGAGCCCGGTGATTATTGGAAAGAATTGGCAAAGTTTTGGGATACCACAGAAGAAGCTGCAAAAAGCAGTTTATGTGAAAATTGTGCTGCATTTGATATTAGTCCTAGAATGTTAGATTGCATGCCCGGCGAGTTAGAAGACGAGGATGGGTATCTTGGATATTGCTGGATGCATAAGTTTAAATGTCACAGTGCAAGAACCTGTAGAACATGGGCAAAAGGTGGTCCGATAGATACCAACAAAACAAGTTATAGTTGGGAAAAAGATGATTAAATCATTCTCTGCTGATCTTACAAAAAAAGAGAATAAATAATATTATGAGTGATCCAATTTACAACGCATTAAACGCTTTAGATGATATTTCTAATGGCAAAAAAGTAGATAATAAAAAAACCATGAGTGAAGATGGTACAAAAGATATTACTAATATCTTAACACATTTTGATAATATTACTGAGGGCAGAGCCACACAAGAAGCTCGCCAACTCCCACAAAACTTCAAGCCTGATAACATTTCTCCGGTGATTGGTGAACCAGAAAAAGATCACCCAACAAAAGGCTATTTTGTTGGTGGAGAAAGTGAATACGATGATGAAGATAGAGATAGAGATAGAGATACATCAGAGGCTGTAAAAAACGCAATTGTTAGAAGAATAGCAATGCAACATGTTGATCTTCTTTCTAAGTATGGCCCCGAAGCGGTTATGGATGAAGTTGAAGAAGTAGCATCGATGATGAATGATTTAGATGAAATCGGCTCTTCTGATGTTTCTGCGTTTGTGAAGAATGTAAAAGATAATTTAGAAAGATCTAAAAACGTTCAAACTCAAGAAGACGTTGTCTCTAATGACTCTATGAACTTGGGTGATTATCTAGATAATCTAGCAGACACTATTAATAAAGATGCTGAATTAAAAAAAGCCGAAGTTATGAAAACCGATCCGGGAAGCATTGGACCATCAATTAAAACTTATACTACTGATGATGGTCAAGAAATTAAAATTCACGGCAATGAAGATGATGGATTTCGTATTTCTATTAAAGGAAAACCAGCCAAAAGCACTTTTTCTGAACTAGACGAAGCAACTATGGCTTGTGAAACATATATATCTCGCAAATCTAAAAAATGAATATACAAGATTTATTTGAAAACAAAGACGAAGAAGAGAAAACCACACCAGATGTAGCAACATCTGATCGTATGGAAAGAATTCTTCGTCAGTTGCGAGTAAGAAATCCAGCCGCCCAAAATGATCTAGAAGCACTGCTTTATGATTTTGAAAGAAGTCAGCAAATGGATCGTCGTGATATTTCAAGATTAAGTCAAGAAAATGAAACCGCAGAACAAACCATTGATAGAATTCAAAAAGAGTTAGATCAATTGAAAAGAGAACGTGGGATGATGGAATCTTCTGCATCAAGAAGTAAACCAAAAAACGTGGCTATAGAAATTAATGGTAAGATATGGAAAATACTTCCCGGGGAATCCGACTTTTCTCCTATAGCCATGGGTCGTGCAGAAAAGATGGCTGATACAATAAAGCAAAAAGCAAAACATCAATCAAAGTCTATACCAGATATAAAAATATATTTGACCTCAAAAAAATCAGGATAATTTATTATCATGAATCAAGAAAAAGTGCGATATATCTATGAAAGCACTGACGGTGGCAGAACAGTATATCGTCGCGTTCCCGGAAGCAGTTTAAGAAAAAAAATTTCTGTAACTACTGAAGAACAAAAAATCGACTACGAAAAATTTCTACAAATATCTGACGTTGCAAAAACAGATCCTGCAATACAAGAAATACTAGATCAATTGTATACCTATTGGACACTTAAATACTCTTAAATTCAACCCTTAGGACCGTTTGGGTTGTGGTAGGCGGCTGCTGCCTTTAAAACAAACTGCTACCTTGTTTTATAAAGTGAGCATTTTTATTGACAATTTAAACATGCATACAATTAGTGATGAATTTAGTTTACCGTTTTGGGAAGGAAAGCCACAAGATTTTCCATATAAAGACACATTATTATGGATAAAAAAATTACAAAATAATGTTTATTGTTACTTTTATCCAACTTGGAATGATGTAGATAATCTTCCAGATAATTATGACTATTATATTATTTTATACCATAATGAAACTTTAATTAATTTAGAATGGCTAGAATCTCAAAGAAAAAAAGTAGATGGAACTTTTGTTGTATTGCATAATGGTTTTAATTATGATTATAATTTAAAAAATTGTCATTTTTTTCGCTATATTAATTGGCATGAAAATTTAAAATTGATGGAAAAAATATGGGGAGCAGTTGAACCGAAATTTGATAATAAAAAGTATAAGTTTAGTGCAGTTTGTAATCGAGTAGAACAATTTAAAATTTTTATAATAACTAAATTATTAGAAGAATGTAGAGATGATTCACATTTAGTTTTAAACAATTGGCTAGAAGATAAGAATGTTAACTATTGGTTGCCACTTTCTGATAATCTAATTTTAGATAATTTAACGAATACATTTAAAAGAAAATATTTAAACACTGTAATAAAAGATTCTTTTGGCAAAAAACTGGTGCAAAATACCCAGAGATATAATAGCAATCCTTATCAACCTATGTATACCGATACTGCCATTCATTTTTCCTTACAAAATTTTTCTATGAGTCAATATGATAACTTTATACATCCCGGACCAGAAATAGACGAAAAAATATTTAAATGTTTACTAAGTGGTACACCTTTTATACCATGCGGGCAATTTGACATCATAAATTCATTAAGGAAACTAGGATTTGTATTTGATTATAAATTTATAGATTTATCATTTGATAACTTGGTACCAGAAGATGAAAGGTTTGAAAGCATATGCAAACAGATTGATAATCTTAAATATCTTACTATCAATGATATAATTAGTGATACTAAAAAATCTACAATGGAAAATTGGAAATATATTATTAGAGGTGGATTTTTTGAAAATTGTGAGCGAATTAATAAAAATACAGAAGAAAAAATTTTAGATTTAATAGTAGGAAAACGTTGACATTTATTTTTACATAATATATACTTCTAATATCAATCAATAAAAAGGAAAAAAATGTCACATCACTTTGATCAAGAACAAAAAACAAAAATTATTCAGGTAATTAATGAAGGTATGCAGGTCATGCATGAAGTTGATACTCTAAATGAAGGTTTGACAGATACTGTAAAAGCAGTTGCCGAAGAGCTTGACATTAAGCCTTCAGTTCTTAAAAAAGCTATCCGCTTAGCACATAAAGCCAGTTTTACACAAGAACAAGAAGATCACGAACTTCTCGAAACAATTTTAACTACTGCTGGAAAAACTTTTTGATGTGAAACAGATAGATGATTTTGATATAGAATCTGAAATAAAAAATAGATCAATTTTCAATAAAAAATTAAAATTAATAACAGAAAAATTAAACTTAGATTATATAGGCAGAGGTTTCGACAGTATTACTGTAGAACGTACTTCACGAGTTAATAATGATATTATATTATCTGAATGTGTCGGGGATTTGATAACACAAGATGATTTATCTACTTGGGATAAAATCTGCGAACAAACTAGTAAAAAATTGATCATTATAACTGACAATATCTTATTAAATACCAGTGTAATAATGACAGATAATATTGCAGTGTTGTCGGTACCAGAACTTTTATCAATAACATGCAATTTAGATAAAAAACTATTTAATGAAAAAGACAAATGCAATAAATTATTTAATTGTTTTATACATCGCACTAGTGCTATCCGACAAACATTTTTTTATAACGTAGTTCAATATTTAAATCTAGATGATTGTTTTATTAGTATGCACTGCTATGAACCGTTTTTAGATATTTCTCCAAAGGAAGCATTTGAACTCACTCACAAAAATGGAGAAATGTATAAAGATGGCGGGTTTAAAAAAGTTTTTGATGAATATAAAGAAAAAGTTCCATTTAAAAATTTTCAAGATATAGATGGTAATTTACATAAACTAATTCAAAAATCTAAGTATAGTGTCATCTTAGAAACATATGGAGAAGAAGATAACTCGCTTTTTATTTGTGTTACTGAAAAGACAACACGAGCATTAACATCTTTACCGATAATTCTGTTATTTTCTCAGAGAAAAACTGTTGAAATTCTTGAAAAATTAGGATTTTCAGTTAATAAAATTACAAGAAAAAATGATGATTTTGATAATTATTGGGATAGGTTGTTTGAAATAATTAATATTTTATATTATGATGACAAATCTTCATATGATATCAATATTCAACAAAAAAATGCCGAGAAAAATATTAAATTATTACAATCTTGGTATAATAAAATTTTTAATACTGATTTTTTAGAATCACTAATCAAAAAAGAACTAGAAAATATTAAATGTTGAGTCGCTCACATCACGAGCATGAATCACGGCTTAGTCGGCCACAAGCGACAAAAGGAAAAGAATGAGTTATATTGATGCATTATTTGATCGCAAACGTGATCGTATACATGTTGTTGGAAGAGATGCAGGAGAAAGATATTACACAGAATATCCCGCATCATATGTTTTTTACTATGACGATCCCAAGGGAAAATTTCGTAGTATATATGGAACACCGGTGAGTCGTTTTGCTACAAAAAGCAGCAAAGAGTTTAGACGTGAACAAAACTCACACGGTAATAAACAACTTTATGAATCCGACATAAATCCAATTTTTCGCTGTTTAGCAGACAACTACCTTGATGCTGAAGCACCTAAATTACATACTGCTTTTTTTGACATCGAGGTAGATTTCGACCCAGAGCGTGGCTATTCCAGACCTGATGATCCATTTACGCCCATAACAGCAATTACTGTCTATCTTGATTGGTTAGACCGTCTTGTTACGTTTGCAATGCCACCTAAGCATATGAGTATGGAAACTGCTACAGAAATCGGCGATAGTTTCGATGATACTTTTATGTTTGATCGAGAAGAGGACTTGCTACAAGCATTTCTAGAGGTTATCGAAGATGCAGATGTTCTTTCAGGGTGGAACTCTGAAGGTTACGATATTCCATATACAGTATTGCGGATTACTAAAATTCTAAGTAAAGATGATACTCGTCGTCTTTGTTTATGGGATCAACTACCTAAACAAAGAGAGTTTGAACGATTTGGTGCAGAACAAGTGACATTTGATCTTGTTGGTCGTGTTCATATGGATTACATGCAACTCTACCGCAAGTATACCTACGAAGAGCGACATAGTTATAGTTTAGATTCTATATTAGATTATGAAGGCTTGGGTTCTAAAACTGTTTATGAAGGAACACTAGATCAATTATATAACCAAGACTTTAAAAAGTTTATTGAATATAATAGACAGGATGTTCGTGGTCTTGCACAAATTGACCAAAAGTTAAGATTTCTTGATCTCGCAAACAAGCTTGCACACGAAAATACAGTTCTTCTTCCTACTACTATGGGTGCAGTTGCAGTTACAGAACAAGCAATCATTAATGAAGCACACGAACGCGGATTAGTAGTCCCAGATAAGAAAAAGGATATATCAACAGAAGAAATGCAAGCTGCGGGTGCTTATGTTGCTCACCCAAAACGCGGAATGCATGACTGGATAGGTTCTGTTGATATCAACAGTCTATATCCCTCTGTCATTCGAGCATTAAATATGGGTCCTGAAACTATTGTTGGGCAACTGCGTCCGATTATGACAGACCAATTAATTAAAGAACGAATGGCAAAAAAGCAAAGTTTTGCAGAAGCATGGGAAGGGCTTTTTGCTACACTCGAATACAGTGCCGTAATGGATCAAGAAATTGGCACTGAAATTACAATTGATTGGGAAAGTGGAGAGAGTGGGGTTTATAGTGCTGCCGAAATCTGGAAGATGATTTTTGATTCCAATAAGCCATGGCTTCTAAGTGCGAACGGAACAATCTTTACATACGAGTTCGATGGAGTTATACCCGGATTGTTACAACGTTGGTATGCTGAAAGAAAAGAGATGCAAAAAAATCTCAAAAACTCTAACGATGATGCAGAGATAGAATATTGGGATAAACGCCAGTTAGTTAAAAAGATTAACCTTAACTCACTATATGGTGCAATTCTTAATCCTTATTGTCGCTTTTTTGATAAACGCATTGGTCAATCAACAACTCTCACAGGAAGATCGATTGCAAAACACATGGATGCATATACGAATGAATGTATTACAGGAGAATATAATCATACTGGAGAGTCCATAATTTATGGCGACACTGACTCTGTGTATTTCACTGCTTGGCCTATGGTTAAAGACAGTGTAGAGTCTGGAAAAATGGAGTGGGATAAAGAAACTGTTATTCAGTTATATGACGGGATTGCTCAGCAAGTAAATGATAGTTTCCCGTCATTTATGGAACAAGCGTTTCATAGTCCTAGGCACATGGGTCAACTTATTAAATGTGCCCGAGAGATTGTTGCGTCTCGTGGTTTGTTTATTAAGAAAAAACGCTATGCAGTGATGGTTATTGACAACGAAGGTAAACGTTTAGATAAAGATGGTAAACCCGGAAAAGTAAAACCAATGGGACTTGATCTTAAACGTTCAGATACACCAAAAGTTATACAAGAGTTTTTAAGTGAGGTGCTTGAAACCGTACTAGATGCGGCAACAACGGACGAAGTTATTGAACATATTAGAAAATTTAAAAAAGAATTTTCTGTTCGACCGGGTTGGGAAAAAGGTTCACCAAAGCGTGTTAATAACCTAACTATGTATAGTGAAAAAGAAAGAAAGCATGGCAAAGCAAATATGCCCGGACACGTTCGTGCAGCAATGAATTGGAATAATATGAAGAAAATGAATTCTGATAATTATAGCATGACAATTATGGATGGCATGAAAGTTATTGTCTGCAAATTAAAAAGTAATGCACTTGGCTGGACATCAATTGCTTATCCAACAGATGAAACAAGATTACCTGAATGGTTTAAAGAATTGCCATTTGATGATTCTGACATGGAAGCAACTGTCATTGACAAGAAACTTGATAATCTATTAGGTGTTCTTGGTTGGGATATTGCTAGTGCTACTAATACACAAAACACTTTTCAAGATTTATTTGAGTTCGAATGAAAAAAATAAGCGAATTAGTTGATTTACGTAATCAACTTAAAAATTTAAATTTGACCGATATAAATCAAAAATATAATCAGTCTTTAACGACTGTGCAAAAAAACTTACAGTCTATCAGTGCTGAGTTTGATGTCCCTTGTGATGATCTAACACAAAGTTTAGTAGAAATATCTGAAAAAACAAAACAAACAAACGCACAGTTCTTTGAATATCTTTCAGAACTAGACACGTTTATTGAAAAAAATGATGCTCATCTCAGAGAATTTAGTAAAAAAATAAGTGAAGCGTCACTTAATAATGCAGATAACAATATTTTAGACAAAATTAAAAACAGAGAAAACACTCATTCAGAAGAAACAATTCAATATTTTTCTGAACGGTGCAAAACGTATAGCAGTTGGAAATATCCGGGAATACATGTCCGACCCGGGATCGGAACTTGGACTAAAAACTTAGTAGATTTAGACCCACTTTATCTAATTGACATCGACAAAGCATTGTTAGAGCCGGTTAAAAAAGTATTTAATGAAAATTATGTTAATAGATTGCGGTTTCATAGAATAAGTGATATTGATAAACCAATTTTCCACGAATTACCCAAAAGCCAATTTGGATTCATACTCGTTACAGA